GATACCGCAAATGGTGGTATGAGTATCTATTCAAGCCTCTGACTTACGGGCTATAGGCCCGACACACCAATGTGTCTGTGGCTGTAGCGTCTTTAGTACCTTCGTTCAGTTCGATAACTATGAGATAGCTTGGTATGCCCTTGATGTGGAATGTGCTAACTGTGGCAATCTTTTGAAAGCTCCTTGCCCGATAGATAATCCTGACAGTATTTAGGCAACAAAAAAGAGGCCCCATCCCGTTAGGGACAGGGCCTTTCTCGCAGCGTTCTCTACAAACTACTTACGTCCGAACTCCTTGGCTGATGGATCTAGCCACTTGAGTACTGGTCCAAGGAATCCAGCAAGTGCTGCTGTTCCAAGAACTTTCACATCAGTCTCTCCTGCTAGGTAGAGTGCAATAGCAGCGGATGCTGCAGCACGGAACCAGGTCAGGGCTACTTGCTTGAATTGTTCTTTCATTTCTTGCCTTTCTTATGGACAGGACAGTGGACACAGGTACATTCGCCCACCTGCTTCTTAGGTTTTGCAACCTTAGAGTAGGCAACGCGAGCAGCGTCAACTGTCTTGTACGTTGGTTTTTCCAACCAAGGGAACCAGGGACTGGTGTCCTTCTTATGCTCTTCCTTGATGGAAATATGCAGATGTTTGACGTGTTTATTTGATCCTTCGTAAACGCGGTCACCGCGTTCCTTAGACCAGATACGTCCATTGAATATCAGGTATGAGACTCGCTTATCCTTCTTGAGTTTCTCATAGATGTCACCACAATCAATCCCCTTATGCGGGTCGTGGGTAAGGTCTGCTGCTAGCCCTGTGTTGTGGTCAGAGTTAGGGTTTGCCTTGATGTGAGCCTTGCTTGGAAGGAGTCCATCCGATGCCTTCTTGCGCTTGGGAGCAAGAGCAGTTGCCTGCCTGAGAACGGCAAGAGCGGCAGGTGTTGCACTCTTTGCAAGTGGTTTCATTGGTCACTTCCTTAGCGCTTCTTTGACTAAATCGGTTAGTAAATCTACTTTTTCTTCCATAGCGTTCACCTTGTCCTTCAAAGATGACCCACCATTGGGCTTAAGTTCATAGAGGTAATGCTTTACAAGCCACCTCACAAGGCCTAGAAAGGCTGTTACGAGGGTTGTTATGGCTACGGCTAGGCCTGCCCATTCGGTAGGGGTCATTGATGGCTCCTATACGGATCTAACAGTGCAGATTAACAATCCTCCAAAACCAGAGAATCGTTTATCTGAAGGTGTACGGTTGATGAAATCAAGTTCTTCTATGATTCCAATGAACGACTCTCCTGTACGGAAGTCGTCAATTCTGATGGTATCTCCATTGCTTTCAATGGATTCAAGTTCTTGCATACGGTCCCAGGCTCTACCTTCGTAGCCCACCTCTACGCCAAACTTATCTGACTCTCTGTCAAAGCAGGCTAATGGGTATTGGATTAGTCGCTGACGGGGTACTGATGGCAAGGACTTCAACTGGTATCCAGTAAACAAAGGACCTTTAGATGTATCAGTTGTAGAACGAGTCAAGGTAAACGAGAAGCCTAGATACTCTTGCGGTAGCGCTGGGTAAGAGATGGTTACCTCTGGTACATCCTGACCTTGCGAGAAAGAACCAATGGAGTATTCGGTATTAACAGAGTCAATCGATTTAATAGCAAGACCACCGTTGGTGGTATCAAATCTAGCCTGCAAGAGTTTGAATATCTTGCCTTCTAATGTGTTATACCTGACGAAACCTGTTTGTAAATAGCCTTCAAATACGAGTCTTCCGTCATTGTCTTCATCAGTTTCAATGTAGACATAGCCATTTGTTGTACTGTGATTAGTGGTAAATGCAAGGCGGTTGGTGCCAT